GACTTCTTGTGGATAAGGCTCATGATTGCCCTTTCTTCTGACAGAATTTACAGGTGACCCGCGTGGGGTCTGTGGTTGCCTTCGTGTTGTCGCAGATCGTGCCACACGCCGTGCGGTGCTTCTCCCGTGTGCGACGAGTGGGGCTGTGGAGCCAGCTCTGGTCGTATATGGCGACGCTGAGGTGGGTTTTTTTCACTTGCCCTCCAATGCTGCCTGCGTGCCCGGCATGTTGTAGGGCGCCAACATCTCCTTGAGTGCCAGCGCCAGCGCGTGTCTGTCCGCAGGTGAGGTGGACCGGACGAGAGCTTCGAATCGCTGCATGAGCGCCAGACGTGCCTTGGCGTTACGCGTGTCCGCCGCTGTAGTGCGCCCGAGGGGTGGACGGGGTTTGCCGAGTGCCGCTAGGCCGTCGGCGATCTGTTTGAGTTGCTTGCTGTCCATACACATACTGTATGACAGCCACCAATAACCTGTCAAGTTCTTTTCACAAGTTTTTAATTCGTGTGTTTTCAACAACTTACAGGTTCAATACACATATTCAGTTAAAAAACAATGGTTATTATGGGGGACTTGTGACCCCAGACCCACCCGTGTATACTGTCCCGTTCACCAACCGGTGGATGGCAGGGCGGCGCGGCCACGCCTTGCCGGGTTCGGGCGTTGCTCATCCCAGCGTTCGATCCCGGACCTGCCTTCTTCAACGGAGGATGAGACCGTGTACACCTATTCAGAACGGCGTGCTGTGCTCCCGTGAGCACACCGCCTACCGACCTCGTCCAAACGTATCTCGACCAGCACTATCGGATTGTCACATGGCCCGCCGTCGGTGACAGCAAGGGCCCTAGAGAAGAGGGCTGGCCCCGTAAAGACTACACCTTAGCGGACTACCACGAAGGGTATCGTGTCGGGCTGATGACGGGCTACGAGATCTCTCCTGGCCACGTCCTCCACGACGTCGATCTCGACTGGGCGCCCGGGGCCTCTATTGCTCTCAAAATCCTCCCTGTCACGGGTTTCGCCTTTGGCCGCGCCAGCAAGCGCATCAGCCACTGTTTCTACACACTCCCTGAGGCACTGACCACATACCGCTACGAGGACATTGACAAGACGTGCCTTATTGAGCTCCGGGGCACCAAATCCAACGGCGATATCGGGTTCCAGACGATGGTGCCACCAAGTGTTTGGACCAAAGACGGACAGAGGGAACCTCTCATCTTCACCAAGCAATCCGGACCCACCCACATCGAACGCGCCAATGACCTCAAGCAGCGCGTGTGTCTCTCCGCCATAGGCATGCTGCTCGCCAAGCACCTTGGTAATAATGGCTTTGGCCACGACCCACGCCTATGTGTCATCGGCTTTCTGCTCCGAGCAGGCATCTCAGAAGATGACGTGACAGCGCTCGGCGAGGCCATGTCACCAGCGACGAACAATACCGAGGTGTCTGACGTACGCCGTGTGGTGCACTCCACAGCAGTGGCACTGGGTGATCCGAAGCAAAAGGTTAAGGGGGGCCCATCGCTTGCCCGCCATATTGGCGTGAATGGTAAGGCTGTTCTTGCCCGTATCAACGAATGGTTGGGCAGGGATAGTGACTTCATTCGCAACGCTGACGGGCTTATCGTGGCGAAGAGCCAGGAGAACATTAGACGAGCGATAGAACTGCTAGGGCACGAACTATCTTACAATGAATTCGCCGCGCAGATGCTCATCAGGGGTGTAAACGATACCACTCCGCGGGCACTAGAGGACCCACAGTGGAAGGCCCTCTACCTAGAAATAGACCGTGAGTACCGCTTCCAACCACCGCTAGAGTTCTTTAAGATGGTGATTGAGGATATGGCGTGGCAACGCAGCTTCCACCCTGTCAAACAATACCTCGATGCCCTCGTGTGGGATGAAAAACCGAGGTTGGATACGTGGTTGATCCGCTGTGCTGGTGTAGAGGATACGGCTTACACACGGGCCATCTCAGCCATTATGCTCATCGCCGCTGTTCGACGGATTCGTCAACCGGGCTGTAAGTATGATGAGATGGTCGTGTGGGAGAGCCACCAGGGCGCCGATAAATCGAGTGCTGCACAAGCCCTTTGCCCTAATCCCGATTGGTTCTCCGACGACCTTCGTCTGAACCTCCACGCCCAGGAACTCATTGAAGCCACACTCGGGAAGTGGATTGTGGAAGCGTCGGACCTAGCAGGGAAGAAGAAGACAGAAATTGAACAGCTGAAAGCGATGCTCAGTCGGCAGCGTGATGGTCCAGCGCGTATGGCCTATGCGCACTTTCCTGTAGAACGCCCGAGGCATTTCATCCTCATTGGCACCACAAATAGCAGCGCCTACCTGACAGATTCCACAGGTGGGCGTCGCTTTTGGCCTATGACCGTGCAGCGGTTCAACATTGACCTCATCAAGAAGCATAGGGATCAGATGTGGGCTGAAGCCTCAGCACGCGAGGCGTTGGGTGAGTCTATACGATTGCAGGAGGAACTGTGGCCCGCGGCCACGGAGCAGCAGGAGAAGCGTAGAGAGATAGACCCGTGGGAAGAGGCTATACGGATCTTACTGGAGGAATCAGATCAATACAGTGGAGACGGTAAATTAAGGGTGGCAACAAACACGTTGTGGGAAATTCTTTGTTTACCTATGGAGAGGCGAGATAGATTTGCCGCTATTAGACTGAGTGAGATCATGCAGCGTCTTGGGTTCACTCGCACCACGATTCGGGTAGGGGAGCAGGTGCACAGAGGGTACGTGGGTAGTACTGCGGGCCTTTTGTCCGTGGTATCGGGAAAACAAGAAGAGTGATTTCCTTCGATCGGTTACATGAATTTGACTTTTCCGGAACGTTTTTTGATGACGGACCTGTAAGTTGTTGGTAACTGTAACCGTAACATGTCTGACTTGTACCTTTCCCCGTCCCCTTCACCCCTGTCCTACCCTGGGTTTATAAGTTACAACAGTAACAACAGTTACAAAGTGAGAGTACACGGACGAAACACTCGGGATTTCGCGTAACTGATCTCGGATAACACCCTCGTTACAACCGTTACATGGAAATTCGTCCTTGACTTTTCGTTTCATTCCGTGTAAGTGTGTTCTTGTGGTTTGTGTCTTAACACATTTAGTTACAAACTACAACTGAATTCAAATGGCCGCCTTCAAATCCCTTTATGATAGCCTCCTTGAGCAGGGGCTTATAGAGCCGGACGCACCGTCTGCGGCGCCGGCTGAACCACATCTCGTCTCACTCACCGGTAAAGCCTTCGCCGAGGCAGTGCTTCAGTCCAAGGAATTCCGCCTGTACATCATTGAAGGACTCACGGAACGGGATCTCCCGCCCGCAGTACTGTGTCGTCTCATTGATCACGCCTGGGGCAAGCCCGTGGAGCGTGTGCAGGTGCAAGAGATACCCATGCTGGACGGTCTGTCTGTTGAGGAGCTGCGAGCACACCTGCGTGAACGTATGGTGTCACTCCAGACAATGATGGGTATGCTGGAAGAAAATGGGCTGTCGAGTATACATTGACAACAGCCCAAGATCTCGCCATGGAGCTAACCGCCGTTGAAGTAGCACGGGCGGAGGTGGCACGCCGTTCCCTTCTCGCATTTACGCACTACACCAAGAAAGACTACGAGATTAATTGGCATCACAAGGTGGTGGCGTCCAAGCTGGACGACGTATTGGAAGGTCGATGCCGCCGGCTGATGATCTTCGAGCCCCCGCAGAACGGCAAGTCCGAGCAGGTGAGCCGCCGGTTTCCGGCGTACGCGTTTGGCAAGCGGCCAGACCTGCGCATCATCGCGTGTAGTTACAATGCGTCGTTGGCGCAGGATATGAGCCGCGATGTGCAGAAGGTCATGACTACACGTGAATACCGTGCTGTGTTCCCCGAGACGCATTTGGCTGAGCAGCGGTGGGAGTCAGACCCTATTACAGGGCGCCGGACACACCAGGAAAAGCGCACGCAGGGTCAATTTGACATCGTTGGACGTCGTGGGTCTTATAACGCCGCTGGCGTCGATGGCCCCATCACCGGTAAGACGGCGGATATTGGCATCATTGATGACCCGGTGAAGAACCGTGCCGAGGCTGAGAGTGAGGTCTACCGCGACCGTGTGTGGGAGTGGTACAAGTCGGCATTCGCCACCAGGCAGTTCGGGAGTGATGGTGCCATTATCCTGTGCATGACACGGTGGCATGAAGATGACTTGGCGGGTCGTTTGCTTCGTATTGCAGCAGAGAACCCAGACGCTGATCAATGGGATGTGGTAGATCTTCCGGCTATTGCTGAGATACCGGATAAGTATCGTCGGCCTGGTGAGGCATTGTGGCCTGCGAAGTACTCACTGGAGGAACTGAAGCACCGTCGCGCGGGCATGGGCGAATACGACTGGTCCGCACTCTATCAGCAGCACCCAGCACCAAGTGGTGGCGGCCTGTTCAAGGAAGCGTGGTTTGCTGGCCGTATCTTGGACGCACGCCCCGCCATCATGCGTCGTGCACGAGGTTGGGACACGGCGGGAACTGAAGGTGACGGCGATTGGACGTGCGGCGTTGAGGTTGGTGAGGAGTTTTTGCGTGACGACGCGACGGGCGCTCTCCTATCGACGGGCCGCTTTGTGGTGTGTGACGTGCAGAGACAGCAGCTTGGTCCGGACGGTGTGGACAAGCTCATTCGGCTCACGGCCGACCTTGATGGTTGCGCGATACGAGAGGAGAAAGAAGGCGGCAGCGCGGGCGTCGCCGTCATTGCTGCCCGCACCAAGGCGTTAGCTGGTAAGGATTACGAGGGCGTCCCGATCTCCGGTAGCAAGGTGACACGCAGCAAACCGTTCCGCGCACAGTGTGAGGCGGGCAACGTGTATCTGCTGCGTGGGGCGTGGAACGCGGAGTATATCAAGGAGCTGTGTGGGTTTCCAACAGCGAAGCACGACGATCAGGTAGATGCATCGAGCTGCGCGTTCAATGCTGTGTTGCTAGAGCCGGCGCCATTCGACGCTGTGTCTGCCGGTATGACGAGTAGTGCCACGTGGTAGGAGATATCTAATGCATATACGAACATCTGTGAAGGCTGGTGCCTCCCCCGTTGAGATCCTTGATTGGGTGGCTTGACGGAGAACGACTTTAAGGGCGGAGTGCACGCGGTGGCCGGCGGATTGCTCGTCATCATGGCTGCGTACAACCTTATGCGGTGGTGTGCGACGAGGAACCGACGCAACGCGGTGAACGTGGTGCTGTATAGCCCGATGGTGATTAGAGAAATGTACCAGGTACGCCACCACTGGCGGGCCGCGTGATGGCGGGATTGGCTCGACAGAGCATCCCTCCATTGAGTGGTCGATGGAACTTCTTCCAGCTCACTGGGCCTGGGAGTCGTCGGTGGGCACGTGCCGTCTACGACGAATACTGCTCAGCAACAGCGGATCTACGCTATTCGCGAAGCGATACGTCGTGAAGATAATCGGCGTGTATCTAAGCTAGACGCACGACACAAGGGAGTGGCGTGACCGATACTGCTCACGGGCCGAACGGTGCTGCGTACGGCGAATCACAGCCTGAACTAGAGACCGCGCTCGCCGAATTGCGTGCACTCGCCAACAATGTGCTGCTAGAGCGCTTGCAGTTCATGCGGCAGGCCGGCATCTCGTTCGGCGGGGCGCGCGACCTCTACGAAGTCCTCGGCTACGATCGACTTATCACGACAAAACAGTACCGCGACGAGTATGCGCGTGGGGGTATCGCGAAGCGCATCGTGGAGGCGTTCCCGAAGGCTACGTGGCGTGGTGGCGTAGAAGTCTACGAGGACGATGACCCGGATGTCAGCACGGAGTTTGAAAAGGTGTGGGAGAAGCACCTTGTCAAGCGGCTCAACGTGTGGAGCACTTTGCTGCGTGCGGACATTCTCGCAGGTCTCAGCACGTATAGCGTGATTTTGATAGGGGCTGCGGGGGACCTAAGTACGCCGTTGCCGAAGGGGCGCCCCGAGGGGCTGCTTTATCTGCAGCCGTTCTGCGGCGGAGGCGGTCCGGCGAACAACTCTCGTCAGCAGACCACGGCTATGGATGCTGACGCGATGGTGTTCGAGTACGACACGGATTCTAACAGCCCGCGCTTCGGCGAGCCGCTTTCATACCAACTGCGGCGCGTGGACGTGGCCTCGGCCATGCTGCAGCGACCGGTCCATTGGTCGCGCATCATCCACGTGGCCGAGGGGTGCCTCGACGACAACGTCTACGGCCAGCCCACGCTTGAGAACGTGTGGAACCTTCTGATGGACCTCCAGAAGGTGACCGGTGGCGGCGCGGAGGCGTTTTGGCTGCGGGCTAATCAGGGGTTACACCTTGACGTCGACAAGGACATGTCGCTGCCTGATGCGCAAAACGCGATTGCCAGCTTGAAGGAGCAGGCTGAGCTCTACAAGCACCAGATGACGCGCTGGCTACGTACGCGCGGGGTCAGCGTGGAAACCATCGGCAGTGACGTCGCGAACTTCAACCAGCCGGCCGAGGCCATCCTCACGCAGATCGCGGGGAGCAAGGGCATTCCCATGCGCATCCTGACCGGCTCAGAGCGCGGGGAGCTGGCCTCGAGCCAAGACGCTTCGAACTTCATGAGCCAGGTGCAGGACCGGCAAACTCAGTATGCTGGCCCGATGATCGTGCGTCGACTGGCGAGTCGTTTGATCGAGTATGGTTACCTACCGACGCCGAAGCAGTACGAGGTTGGGTGGGCTACCGTCGAGACGATGACGGAGAAGGAGAAGGCCGAGGGCGCCAAGCAGTGGGCTACGACGAATCAGGCCGCCGGCGAGGTCGTCTATACGGTGTCCGAGATTCGCGAGCACTGGCACGACATGGAGCCCCTGACCGACGAGCAGAAGCAGGAGATCGCCGACGAGGCGGCCGAGAAGATCAAGCAGGCGCAGGAGGCGATGGCGGCGTCCCAACCGACGGTAGACGACCCGAACGCGTTGCTCGATCCAGACGAGGACGAGGACGAATTGCGCGCGGCGGGTGGCGAGGGCAGCGGCGTCGTAGGGCACACGAGCGGGAAGTTTCCTTCGAACCAAGGCGGTGGTCCGGTTCCCGACTTCAAGGTTCCGGCGTTCAAGGGACGGGCTCATGCGCGACGCGCAGTAGATGCCATCCTTGGCGGAAAAAAGGCGCGCAAGCAGTTCACGCGTGGCATGCTGAAAAAGCTGAACGTGGAGGACCTGCAGCGCCTGCACGCGGGATACGGTGCAATCGGCAAGAAGGGTCCGCGCGAGTTCGTGCGGGCGGAGTTGAAATTGCGCACGGCGGAAGGTGATACGTGGACTGCGGATGGGCTTACGACGGGGCCGGATGCAGCGCAGGAGGACGAACTGGTCCACGTCCTGGCCGCGGCGCTCGAGTGTGGGGCCACCGAGGTGGTGGACGCCATCGTGGGCGTGCAGCGAAGCCTTGGCGCCCAAGACGGGCACCCGTTCTACGGCAACCAGTGGACGGACGGATCGTCCGAAGGTCTCCTTGGACCCGGTGCGCGGAAGCGGAGCGACGGCGGCTTGGAGTGGAGTCGGCGCAGCAGTCCAGATCAAGAGCCGCCGGCGGCGTTAGTCGAGACTCGCGAGAAGCTGACTGCAGCTGGGTTCATCAAGGTTGACAATCAGGCGTTCATGCAGAAGGACAAGGACCAGTACAAGCACCCAGACGGGCGTGTTGCGACGTTCAGCGCGTTCGCGCACGGCGGCGTCGTGGAGTACTCGATCGTCATACAGTGATGTTACAGTTACCACTCGCCCCGGACGTCGGCGCCCGCCTCCTGCTGCTCGCGGCGCGGCAGGCGGGGACGTTGGTTTCTCTCGGCGACCTGCCGGGGCATGAATTTCACGGGAATCAGTGGACGGGCGGAGGTGTAGAGAGCGTTATTCAGTCCTCAAAAGCAGAGGATAAGCTCGTTGCTATTCAGAATTATACGGGGGACAGTGCCCCGATTAACGTGGCGTTACGCAGTGGGGAGGCACCCCCGAAGGGTTATCTTGGGACTACGAAGGCTCTAGACGCTGCGATTAAGGCTTCGCCGCTGCAGCCGGATAATGGCATCGACGAGCTTTTTACCCGTATTGTTCCTCCTGAGGTTGCTGACGCGTGGAAGGATGGGGCGACTGTCACAGACCAAGGCTTCGTATCCTTGAGCGAAGACCCCTCGTTCCACGCAAATATGTTAGAGGAGCTGGGCGAGAGACCTGACGGAGAGTTCGCGGCATACAAATCAGTGTATGTGAGCGTGCCTAAAGGTATCGGGGCATTGTACGTGAATGACCACCTTAACTCGCGGCATCATTTCGCTTGGCAGAAAGAAGTAATCCTTGGCCGCGGGCATTCGTTCAAAGTGTCCCGCGACCAAGGCGACGTATACCTGGAGCTGGTGAAGTGAGCGTCCAACTGCCGGAATCTGTTCGACGCTTTGCGTGGCTTAACAGCGACGTTAAAGTGCTCCGCTCCGCCTCCCGCCCTCGCGAGACCCCACTCCACCGCGCCGCTGACGCGCACGTCGCGCGGCTGTCCGTGGCGCTGCGCTACGCGTTCGCGGTGGGGCGGCGGGCGCTGAAGCCGATGCTGCGGGAGTTGGCGTTCAACGAGGATCAGCCACGCGACGAGCAGGGGCAGTGGACGAGTGGTGGTAGTGGAACATCGAGTACTAAGAAAGGTTGGCCCGCCAACCACGCCATTCAGTCAACGATCGGACAGATTGATCCGCACGGCGTTGTAGAGACCCGTCACTATTCAGATCCCGAAGGTGCTAACCAAGTCGATCATAGCTCGACGATGTTTCCTTCTACGGGCGTCTTTGGGATCGTGATGCATCCTTCGTCGCGATTTCGCATGGAACAGGGCCACGTTTGGTGGCTCGACCCACCAACGAAAGAAAACTACTTTCGGGTTGAGGATTATTACGCAAATCGCGGACTGAAGCTGATTGATCACAGCGTGATGAGCGGACGGGGCAAGGTCGATCCTGAGCAGTTGAAGAGTGAAGATGAACAGTTCCGCGATGCCTCAATGCGTTCCGCCTCCCGCGCCACCGACCTCGCCGACCGTGCGTCCGCCGCCATGCGCACCGCCCTCGACTCCGTGCTCTATCCCACTCTGCTCCGCGTCGTCGCGGCGGGCGGCGAGGCGGGGGCCGCGCTGCTGATGAAGCAGCTGAGGGCCGCCTCTCACAAGTTTGCCACCACCCAGGTCAACCTGCCACCGGACTTGGCCGCGCGGTTCGCGGCGTTCCCCATCGCGCCCGAGGACCTCTCCCCGGAGCACGGCCGCGAGATGACCCCGCACGTCACCGTGAAGTACGGCCTGGTCGACGCCAGCCCGGACGACGTGCGCGACGCGCTGGCGGGCGAAGCGCCGTTCACGCTGACCTTCGGGAAGACGGCCACGTTTGCCGGCGTGGAGGACGGGACGGCCGACGCGGTGATCGTGGGGGTTGAATCAGAGGACTTGGGCAGGCTGAACGCACTGGTCGCTGACGCCGTGGAGACCATCGATTCGCACCCTGAGTATAAGCCGCACGCCACCATCGCCTACGTCAAGCTGGGGCGTGGCAAGGATTACGCGGGCGACAAGTCATTCGTCGGGCTGACGGTGCGTGTGGACAGCATCGTGTTCTCCGGCAAGGACGACGAGGTGCACGAGGTCGGGCTAGTAGGCACGCGCATGCGCGCCGCAGCCGACTCCCTCAAGATGCGCTTCGACGTCACCAACCCACGCGTCATCGAGTGGGCCAAGCGCCACGCCGCCGACCTCGTGACGCAGATCGCCGAGACCACCCGCGACCGAATCCGCCTCGCCGTCGAGGAGCTGCAGGAGGAGGGCGACGTCGACCTGGCGCACGACCGCATCCTCCACGCGGTGGGCGACGAGGACCGGGCGACGCTGATCGCGCGCCACGAGACCATGATGGCGGCGCATGCAGGTCAGCGTGAGAGTTGGAACCAGGCCGTGGACGCCGGGCTGTTGACCGGCGACGAGGAGCGCACGTGGATCGTGACGCCGGACGAGAGGTTGTGCCCCATCTGCGAAGGGCTCGAAGATAAGCGCGCCAAGTTGCATGAACCGTTCGTTGGCAACGATGGAAATGAGTACGATGGGCCGCCAGCTCATATTCAGTGCCGCTGCACGGAGGGCATTGCGTAGTGGATTTGGTTCTCCTTGCGGGTGCGATTCGTTCTGGTCTGTTCAACTGGAGGGGTGGAGTCGTGAGGCATGTTGCATGTATCGCGTTTGCCGCGTTTGCCCTGTCGCAAACCGTCACGGCACAGGTCGCGGCCACCAACACGAGCAAGCTCGGGTGGACGCAGGCGGCGCCGACGTTGGCCATAGCTAACGGTTATCGTTACGACGTCGTCGTCGACGCGCTGCCCTTCGTATCGTTGACGGGCGTCGTCTGCACGGGCAGCAGTCCATTCGCGTGCACCGGCAACTTCCCGGCGGCAACGCCGGGCACGCATACGTTGACGCTGGCGACGACCGACGCGAGCGTGACGCCAGCGTTGTCAAGCGTTCCGACCGCGCCGTTGAGCTTCCGCCTGGTCGTGGCACCGGCCATGCCGGTTGGATTGACGGTCATTCCGTGAGGTGGCACCGTGACGCCCGTTGACGTGGAGCCGCGCGAGGGGGAACGCTTGCTGGTGTTCGCCAGGGATCAGCCAGATTACATCCCGCTGCCGGTGGCGGTAGATTCCGATGGCATGGTGACGAGCGTGTGGGAACCGACGGCGGATGAACTGCACGCCTTGCTGTGCGGCGGACAGATTCGACTGTGCGTGCACACGTTTGACCCACATGTCGGCGAGCCGGGGCATTATCTGCAGCCGGTCAGCTTGGACGTATTATCACCACCTTGCGGAATGAAGGAGAGTTGATCATGCCCGGACGCGCGCACCACAGCGAGAAGATGAGGTCCTGCGTCGAGAAGGTGATGGCCGACGGCAAGGAGGAAAGTTCGGCGTACGCCATCTGCACAGCGTCTCTGCAGGAGGCCGGCGAGGAGGTCTTTGAAGCGGCAGCTGGTCGACACCTGCACCTGCGTGGCGCTACCGGGCCGGCGCTTATCGAGATGTGGGACGGTCGACCGCACCTCGTCGTGCCGTGCGTGGCGCTGCAAGAGGGCGTGATTCACGCGGTGAACGCGCAGACGCCGGAATTCGTGTCGGTCAGCGCGTTGTCGAAGGCGGCGAGCAGCTGGAACGGCCGCCCCCTCGTGGTGGGACACCCGGTCAAGAACGGCAAGCAGGTCTCGGCGAACGACCCGGCGGTGCTGGCGGCGCACGGGTTCGGCCTGATCCGCGCGTCGGTGATGAACGGCACGCGACTCGGCATGGAGGCGCTGGTCGACCCGGCGCGACTCGAGGCGCTGGGGCAGCAGAAGCTGCTCGCCGACCTGCGCGCTGGCAAGCAGGTCGAGGTGAGCGTCGGTGCGTTCGTGACGACGAACGACAAGACGGGCACGCACAACGGGCGCGCGTACAAGGCCGAGTGGGTGGACGTGTCGGGCGACCACCTCGCGTTCCTGCCGAACGGCGTCGGGGCGTGCAGCCTGGAGATGGGCTGCGGGTCGCACCGCGCCGCGATGCACCTCGTGACGGCGGAGGGCATCAAGGTACTTGGTGGGCAAGATGGACACCCGTTCTACGGGAATCAGTACACCGATGGAAGCGGTGGCAGTGGCGGTGGCGACGGCGGTGGCGAGGGACATCAAGCCGTAGCAGACAAATTGTTTGGCAGCGAATCCGCTTCATCTGCCGCTGCCAAGGTAGCGGAGATGAACGCGGAAACGTATACGCTTGGTGCCGCTGGCAAGGAAGATATCTCGACCGCGCCTTACGATCCCAAAAATTCGAAGCAGTATTCAGGACAAGCTAAGCGTGGAATGATGAAGGTGGAGTACGATGCGTTACACGCACGTGGCTGGAAGCAGGCGCCCGTGCAAGCAGATTACCCTACCCATGTCATTCTGAGGAGTCCAGAAGGCTCGCATCAAGTGCGTTACGTTCCGGTTGGTGCCAAATCGGTACGCTCTCACTTCGAGAAGGTATCTTTGCTGGCCCTCGATGCCACTGGGAGGAAGCACAAGGGATTCAACATACGTAAGCTTGAGGCGTTGGAGTGCCCACACCTCGACGTGATACGCACGCTGCTCGACGAGGTCAGTGCGCTCCACGGCGAGGTCGAGGGCTATGCCGACGAGCTGTATGAGGCTGAAGAGGCCGGCGAGCCAGTCGACGTCGCGAGCCTCGAGGCACTTGAAGTGTTGGCGATGCAGATGGGGTCGATGCTCAGCTCTGTGATCTCACTGACCTACAAGAAGCGTGCACCTGGGCTGCCGGCAGCGACCGACGCGCGCTACATGGAGGCGTTCCGCGCGGCCATCGGGAAGGAGATCAGCGCGAAGAACGCGAAGGTCATACAGGCGGCGCACGACTCGACGCACATGATGCACGACCACGCGACGGCGCTCGGAGCGGAGTGCGATCGCGCGTGGAAGTGGCTGGCGAAGTACGAAGACTGCCCGATGTGCAAGGGCAGCGGCGAGAAGGACGGTAACCCGTGCGAGGCGTGTGACGGGGATGGATACTTGAGGACAGCGGCAGCTACGCCGCAATTGAAGGCAGCATGTCGCTGCAACGAGGAGCCAACCATGACGAAGGACAAGCGTGCGGAGCTGATCGCCGCGCTGGTGGCGAACAAGCATTCTGGATACAAGGCAGGTGATGAGGCGTTCTTGGAAACTGCAAGCGACGCGCGGTTGGAGGAGTTCCGCGCGGCGGCTGAGTCCAATCAGACGGCGGCGGAAGCGGCGGTCAAGATGGAGAACGATCTCCGCGCGGCCAACGCGAAGCTCACCGTCATCGAGGGCAAGCTCAAGGTGGCGGAAGCCGCGCCGACCGAAGAGCAGTGGCTTGAGCGTGCGCCGGCCGGCATCAAGACGCTGCTCGAAAACCAGAAGGCGCAGGAGATCGAAGTGCGCGAGGACCTCATCAAGCAGCTCAAGGTGGCCGGTGCGAACACCGAAGACGAGCTGAAGGCCATGCCGACGGCGCAGCTCCAGACGCTGGCCAAGTACGCGAAGGTGGGCGCTCCAGACTTCAGCGGACGCGGGCTGCCGGTGAATCGCAGCGCGCAGCAGGACGACGACAAAGAGTACGCCGCGCCGAATCCGTACGAGGCCGGAATCAAGGCGCTGCAGGGTGCAAAGACGGTCAACTAGCGGCGGCCTCGGCCGTCGGAGGGTTTAACGGACGGCTTGGCCGTCAAGGAGCAGCAGCATGTCAATCACGCGTCTCGATCCGAACACGGTATTCCTGGGTGGGGATCGCACCCAGATCGGGGACCTCGCCGCGAGCGAGGCCATCACGCCTGGACACCTCGTGGAACGGTTCAACAGCGGCGGCGTCATCAGGTGGCGCAAGGCGACGGCGGCGCTGGACCACAGCACCGTCGCGACCGAGCAGTCCATGCTCAACCTGGGCGTGGACAGCGCTTACGCGGCGGCGGACCTCGTTGAGGTCAGCGCGCTGCACAAAGGAGCGACGGCGTGGATGTTCATCGCGAGCGGTCAGAACATCGCGGCGGGCAACCAGCTGGAGAGCGCAGGCAGCGGCACGTTGCGCATTCTGGCGAGCGGCGTTCCCATCTTCGAGGCGCTCGAGAACAAGCCCAACGTCACGACGCTGACGCGGATTCGCGTCGAGAAGATTTAGTCATTCGACGCTAACGCGTCAGAAGGAGACGTACATGTCGAAAGAAATGCGGTTTCTGACGGGGTCAGACCCCGCCATCAAGAGTGCTAGCCCGTTGACGGACGTCGTGATGCGGGCGCTGACCGAGACGGGTGGGTGGTCGATCACGGCCATGCGGAAGCCCGGCTTCCGTCAGATGGAGGCGGTGGAACGCGAGTTCCGTGCGCTTGCGCCCCTGCAGGACAAGGCGCAGGTGGTGATCGACAAGGCGGTGGTCGAAGTCGGGTTGCAGCGATTGACGTTCGCCGCGGACATCATTTCGGCCGGGTTGACCTACACGCTCACCGACCCGCTCAGCGTGACGCAGTTGGAGTGGAATTCGGTGAACAAGATCGGCGCTGCGCAGCGCACCATGAGCCCCTCGGCACGTGGCGAGAACAAGCTGCCGATCGTAACACCGAATCGGTTGCCGATCTACTTGACGACGGATGGATTCGAGATTGACATCCGGACGTTGAAGATGTCGCAGCGCATCGGCACGCCGCTCGACACGAGCATCGTCAAGCAGTGCACGAGGTCCGTCAACGAGGCCATCGAGGATGCGGCCATCAACGGAGCGACGACGTTGGACGGGCAGACACTGGCCGTAGCTGGGTACACGGCGCCGGGCATCATGAACGCGCCGAACGCCGAGACGCAGAACCTGACGGCGGCAGCGTGGACCACGGTGCCGGTCGGTTCGACGGTCTTCGCCGAGACCGAGGCGATGATCTACAAGCTACAGCAGAACAAGAAGTTCGGCCCGTATCGTCTGTACGTCGGTACGCAGATTGGCAACGCGTTGGACTCAGACTACAACGCGACGAACAACGCGCAGGGGTTGACCATCCGTCAGCGGTTGCTGCAGATCGAGTCGCTGCAGGCGATTCGCACGGCTGACTTGATCCCGGCGGGCAACGGGGCGAGTCCGTCCATCGGCAACAAGGTGGCGCTGGTGCAGATGACGTCGGACGTTGTGGACATGGTGGTCGGTCAGTACCCGACGGTCATTCCGTGGACGAGTCTGGACGGCTTCACCATTCACAACTTGGTGATGGCCATCCTCATTCCGCGCGTGCGCAGCGACTACAACGGCGACAGCGGCGTGTGCATCGGGACGACGGTGTAAAGATGGTGGGGGCGTGGGACCCCTCTTTCCTTCATGGAGATTCGTTGATGTTGATCAATACGCGACTTGGGCAGATGGACGACAGGGGACTTCTGCGGAAAGACGTTGTCATCGACAACGAAGAGGAACACGTAACAGCAGTTGAGTACTGTCTGTTGGATTGCGCCGACAAGTCCCACGTGACAGGACTGGCAACCGGCAGCGGGTGCTTTTGTCGACTACACGTGCACCGTTCTGTGCACGTGACAAAGAAGCGGTGGCCTGAAGGCATAGAAGGACAGATCAAAGATTTCATGCAGCTCGACGTGGACCTCGCAACGTGGGCGCGTGACTACATTGACGAGTTGGTCAAGCAACGTGAGGCGACGGGCGTTCCCGTGATGGTTGAGCGTCGGTTGTCCCCTGCTCAGATCGAGGCTATTCGACACGAATTGGCGAAGCGTCCCGGCATCGGGACCGTTCAATAAGAATCAGGAGTTATGCTATGGCAAACAGTCAGGCAATGTGCACGAGCTTCAAGCAAGAGTTGTTGAACGGTAGCCATGCCTTCGGCGCGCAAGGAGCCAACGGTGTACGAACGGTCACGACGAAGGACACGTTCAAGGCGGCATTGTTCCTCGTGACGGCTTCGAGGGGCGCCGGCGACACTGTATACAACACGACGGGTGAGTTGGCTGGCACGGGCAACTACACGCAGGGCGGCAACGCCGTGACGAACGCTAACGCGCCCACGTCAACGGGCACGACGGCATTTTGGACGCCGTCTGCGTCTCTTTCGTGGGCTAACCTCACGTCGAGCGGTGCGTTCGATGCAATGGTGTTGTATAACGACGCTTCGACAAGTAAGCTTGAAGTGGCGGTGTTCACGTTTGGTTCTCAGTCTGTGACGGCTGGGACCTTCACGTTGACGATGCCGACCAACGATGCGACCAACGCGTTGATTCGTATAGCGTAAACCGATGCGTTATCAGAAATAATAGACACTCCGGAGGATGAAGGCGGAGACGAAATGGCTATGCGGATTAGCATTGTTCCCGTAATCGGAACGGGGGCGAGTTCACAGGACCCACGCCGCCCCAAGTACTTCGTAGGTGGTCTTCCGACCGCTGTGGCTTGGGGCGGTACTGACTACGGGTTTGAGCCGAGCATGATCATAGCCGCTGATCTCGATGCGGCGAATCTTGCGTTCTTGGTGGCTCAACCGGATGCCTTCGTGGTGCCCGAGAGTCTCGATGCGACGCTGACTAGCGGACAGGTCGCTGGCGTGCAGAGCTATCTAGAGGCGATCAATCTACCAGCGAACTGGGTGACCGTAGACTTCACGTGGCGTAAGGTTCTTCGCATCGTGATCGGCACCTTCCGGTTCATGGCGAGATTCGCTGTCGTGTTCGCTCAAGCCACAGGAAGTACCGTAGCGGTGTTCTCCGGAGGGGTGACTCTATCACGTACGTATTCGTCACTCGGAAGCAATGTTCAGAATGCCTTGGTTGCTACAGCAGATGAGTTGCTGCTAGACCGCACGGGCGTGACAGGTAGCACGACATTGCGTCTGCTACTCGTGAACATCGGGCAACAGATGGGTACGCAGCCACAATCTGTAGGGACGATGTTGGTGTAACGTGGCACAATTAGATTCCGACGCCTTCACGTACTCCAACGGGTCTCTGGCTTCTGTCAGCAGCGGCAAGTGGACCCGTTGTACGGGGCTGAGTACTGGAGCGTCCGTCACGTCGAACGCCATCACTGGTGTCGCCGCAGATTCAGCGGACGTCATTACGTCGTGGGCCGGATCGGATGACCAGTATTCCCAACTGGTAGTGAGTACGCCTGGGGAAGCGGGCGGACCTTCGGTGCGGTCCGATGCGGTATCGACGTTCTACATGATGAACTGCCGGGCGGGTGCCAACCCCACGGCCCTGCTCAAGGTCATCGTCGGCTCATTTTCAATCATCGGGTCCACGGTGGCACAGACGTGGGCTGCTGCGGACGTGGCCTACCTGGAAGTGATTGGGTCTACTCTCATAGGCAAGCGAAACGGTAACGCCTTCATATCCGTCTCGGGAGAGACGAGCATCACCACGGGTAAGCCGGGTATCGAGACGTTCGGCACGACAATCCGCTACGACAGTTGGGTGGCTGGCGAGATTGTCATGCTCCTGCGCTACGTCGACACTGGTTCGACTGCCGGAGGCGATGGCACGACCGAGGCCTTGACTGGAGCGACCCGCGCCTTCGCGTCTCTTCAGGCAGCGGTGGCTTCTATGCCGGGCACCCTCACGGACCCGGTGACCATCCAGTGCGCGGCTACCGGCGGCGCGGCCGATACCCTCAGCGTGATCCAGACGCAGTGGGACTTCGTTACCAGTCCCACCAACTACATCCTCGTCACCGTCAAGGCCAGCGACCGCCACACGGGCAAGTGGGATACCGCCAAGTACCGGATTGAAGTCACGAATGCGGACGGTATCTACAACAACAACTGTTCCCACGTCCGGCTCGAATGGCTCCAGGTCCAGATCACGGTCAGCACCAGTGGTGGTAGCGGTTACAACTGCTACCGACTGGCCACGTCCAACAACTCCTCGGCCAACATTGACCATCGTTACCACAACTGTATCGCCAATGTCGTGGTCAGTGGCGGTGCGACCGACAACGTGTTCGGGTTCATTGACTCCGATCCCACGCCGCAGACCGGCACGTGCAAGCGGATGAACTGCATCGCGGTCGGCGGCTATGCGGGGTTCAGTTCTGACAGTGGAGCGTGGGCGACCGCGAATCTGTACAACTACAACTGCACGGCAGCCGCCAATGAGTTCAACTACATGGACGCGCAAATTTGCGTCAATTGCCTCTCGGCTGCGCCGACAGGGGGAGCGGGCGGCTTTCTCAGTGTTGGCAGTTCAGGGCACTTCAACAACGCTTCCGATGATAATACGGCGGCCGGGACCAACTCGCGCATCAACCAGACCTTCACCTTCGTCAATACCGGCGCGCGGGACTACCACCTGACCTCCGCCGATGCCGGAGCGCGGAATTTCGGCCTGTCCGATCCCTCCTCCGGCCTCTACAGCGACGACATCGACGGGCAGACGCGCACAGGATCGTGGGACATCGGCGCGGACGAAGTCGTCACGCTGGCCGTGCTGACCGGTACGGCGATGGCCAGCATTGTCGAAGGGGACATCGTCACCGGAGGCAAGACGATCATCGTCACGCTGACCGGCGATACGTACGTTCCGACCTCCGCCATTGGAGCCTCACCGACCTTGCGCGGGGTTGGCGCATTCGGATCGGGTACGACGAGCTTCACCGCCGCCGTCCCGACCGCCGGAAATGCCCCACAGGCGGGCGACGCGATGTATATCATCATGGAGTCCACTGACTCCTCGACGACCGCTGGGACGCCGAACACGCCAGGCGGTTGGAATAAGTTGTTCGAGAACACCATCGCGGCTGGATCCTCGACTGAGCCTGCCGTCTCCACCCTCACAATTTTCGGGAAGATCGCAGGGGCCGGGGAAGGGAATGTCACCGTAGACGGCGTCGGCAATCACTGCGCCGGAGCCATGATTGTCGTGGCCGGGCACGGACTCGCCGCGATCACCTCCACCGTGGTCGGGGCGGCGACGGACCACGGCACGAGTACCACGAACGTGCTGGCCCCCTCCATCAACGTCACCGCCGGGTCGTTCATCATCACCTGCATGGGCCTTGGCGATGACGCGGCCGACACGACGAATGTCTCCGGGGTCACCAATGCGAACCTCGCGGGGATTGCCGAGCGGATCGACCAGACGGTCAGCACCGGGTCGGGCGGCGGGGTGGGCATCTACACGGCGACCTGCGCGGGGAGCAGCACGGGGACGACGGAGTGGGATCACGACACGGCGGCCTCGTCGCAGTCGATGCAATTGGGAATTACACCAGTGGTCACGACGCCGTTTGCGAATGCACGGGCCGCCTTCATCGCCGGGTTCGACTCGGCACAGAGTGAAGGCACTGGGTGGGACGCCGAGGTCAAAGCCAAGGCCGCCGTCACTGAAGTCGCGCGGACCTCCGATACCGTGGCCACTTGGACGATTGGTGCGCAGGCCGGGTACAACATCACGGCGCAGGAGACGGTCACCGGTACGATTCCGGCGTCCATCTTGTCAGGCGGAGCCGCAGTGGTTGCGACGCCGACGTTTACTGTTGATCCCGCAGTTGGCGGTGGTATCGCCGTCCCGGTCATCACGCGGCAGTTCCGCGAAAGGTGGGGGTAAGTGAGATTCCTTCGCTCTAACACAGCCGTGATCGTGACTGTCGGACCCTTCTATGACAAGACTGATGGCGTTACTATCGAGACAGCCCTCACTATCACCAACGAGCGGATCACTCTCACTGCCGACACTGATGCCGGATCTGCCCCCACGAATATCCTTGACAACGTGACTGGGGCGACTTCCGCCACAGCTAACGACCTGAACTACATCACCGGGAACGACGCTGGAATGATGCAGTTGGAGCTGGCGGCGGCCGACGTGAACCGGGTCGGGCGCATATTCCTCTCCATCACCGACGCGGCGAACCACGTCCCGGTGTTCCACGAGTTCTTCGTGCTCCCGCAGGCGATCTATGATTGGATCACGGGAGTGATCGTGCCCCTTCCTGCCAACGTCACGACGTGGCTCGGCACGGCGGCCGCGACACCCACGATGGCAGGTGTCCCTGAAGTCGATGTGACGCACTGGCTTGGGACCGCTGCCGCCACCCCGACCGTCGCGGGCGTCCCAGAGGTTGATCTGACCCACGTTGCCGGAGCGACAACCGATGTTGCCGCGTTGGCGACCAACGTGGTATCTCTGATTTCGCCCGTTGCTGCAATCCTTACGGACACG